TTTGGCGTTGGTATTAGTGGCGGTAAACACTTCATTGACAAAAATTGTGAAAGATTAAAACTAGCACGTATACTTAATGACTTTGGTATGAAGGTAGCAGCCGTTGCAATTCTTTGCCAAGATGAAAGAGTTTTTGAATCAATGATACAAGCAGGTACTCCTTGTCCTATTGATGGTAAAATTGGTAAAGACGCTTTAGCTCTGTGGAACAAATATGATCATGAAAGACCTGATTATAAAATATATGTTAAACGTATGACTGAACGAGAAAAAATTCAAAAAAGAATAGAAAAAGAACAAGCTAAATTTGAAAAAAAGAAAATAGAGAAGTCTAAGAACAAAAATAAAAAAGTTGAATGGAAAAATCCGAAATAAAAAATAAGATAAAAAATCTATTTATCATTTTTTTTATCTTTTACTTTATAGGCTCCTGTGTCATTCATAGAGCCAAAGCAGACGAAGATATAACTACAGGAAATCTTTTACCCAATGCCGGAGATGGAGTAGATTGGA